CTGCTGGGTCCCAAGCTGCGGGTATGCAACACCCCGCTACAGACGAACCCGCGTCTGTGGAACGCACTGCTGTGACCCGTGCAGCAAAGTTAGCAAAGTAGGTAACTACTGCTTTTACGTCTTGTCGAAGACCCACTGTCTTGTCCAAAGAAAACGTGTTCAGAACCGAGACAGCTGAGTCTGGGCCGAAATCGAAGTCTGCCACTAGTGTGGTGTCTGGGTTTATGCCAGCAGGGATTGTTGCAAGGTAGTTGGGGTTGGTGTTGATCGTGTCCTGTAGCTGACGCAAGGTCTGCCCAGCAGCGAACGTTAGCGCAAGGTCGTCACCCACCACACCCGTCAGCGTAACCGACAACGCCGAAGCCACGCCTGCTGCGCCGACAACTTCCATCGAGCCCCCCGCCAAGGAGGTGATGGTGACAGCAGTTCCAGCAGAGGGTGCTGCGGTAAGCGCAGGAGAAACAGTCAGCACAGTAGCGGTGTTGGCAGTGATCGTGGTGAACTCAGAGCCTACAAGAACCTGCTGCCCAACGTGTGCAGACGGTGTCAAAGTGCCAGTGACTAGGGTAAAGATGGAGGCTGTAGGTGCAGGGGTTGCGTTCACAGTGTCTGCAGCTACTGCAGCTCCAGCTCCCTTGTACAGAACGTGTAGTTGGTTCTTTCCACCGAGCGAGGGGGAAACTTCCGAAACACCCTCAAAATCCACAGTCATCACACGAAGGTCAGGTGTAGCACCTTCTGCAGAGTCTACTGCGATACCGTTGGTGTGTAGGCCCCAATCCTTTGACGTGAGGTCCACCGAATTCGGCAGAATCTGCATGTACGCCCCGGCTGTGGGTGTGGCTGGAAGTGCGGGTGTGATAGTCACAGTTGTAGCGCTGTTGGCTGTGATTCTTCGAAGAAAGACACTGGTGGCGGTGTCTTGAATGTACGCCCAGCGACCTACGTGCTCGCTTACCACCATAGTCAAATCGGTGGCATCTGGGGTCAGTACTGTAGTACTTCCGGAGGCTAGAACTACTGAAAGTTCAATCTCATCCTCTAGGATGATGTAGGGATCAGTCGCAGTGACCAAAACGTTGAGTGCGGTCGTCCAACTGATCGTGCTGGTTGAATCCACGTAATCCGCGATCTGTCGAATCTCAGCGGTTGCCGTGAAGGGACGAACAACCACCCACATACCGTTCAACTCGTCATCTGCGAAGATGCCTGTGGCTAGACCAACGGTGTCTATAAGCGCCGTTGTGGAACCACCAGTTGAAAGAATAGGGGTACCTGGTGTACCTACAATGTTGTCTGCATTTGCTGCGGGCAGACTGAGAGACGCCTTAGTCGAGTTGTTGGTCTTCCAGATCAATACCCGAGAAGCGCCGCCAAGAATGTCGGGGTCTGCGGATGATTGGAAAGCTGTGCGGCCAGCGTCTGCTAGCGCACCACTTCGAAACAATGAACGTGCCTTGGTAGGGTCATCTAGAGTTACAAGACCACTAGAAGCACCAGGAGCACCACCATCAGCCTCACCGATCAAGGCTACAATGCTGTTAGCGGACAGCAGTACCTGGTTCAACGCGTCTGCGTTGATTTTCGTGATACCACCCGGCTTGAAGCGAGTGATTCCATTGAAAGTTACTGAGCGACTCATGGTTATACTCCTGAGGTACTAAAGCTTTGTTTCAGTACGCCTGAAAACACGCGTCCCACGCTTCTAACGTGCGGGGCATATCTGCATTTGAAACGAACGCACGCATGCCACCTCGGTGACGCAGCGCTATGCCTTTTCTAGAGGCCCATTGTTCAAAGCGATAAACTCGTTGGTGTGTGATCGGGGTCACTGGGGTTGGGGCTGTTACTAACTCGACCGGATCTTTTCTGGAAACGGTCTTTCTCTTAGGCTCTTCTGCGTCACTCATTGTTTCGTCCCGTGTTAGAGTGAAATAGTGGTAGTGAAGTCTATGTCGCAGGGTCCTTCATCAGGGCTGTCTGGCGACAGTACTACTCTTATTGTGGTTGCTACCTCTTGCTCCTGAAGGAAACTGAAGGGGTATGTGAAGGTTAGAACCATCATTCGTTGAAATACTGTGCTTGGGAGGTACTCCGTTTTAGGAGCAAAGTCAGAACCACTGATCTTCAGTGCGATGATTCCTTGTGCCTCTAGCAAGCGTCGTTGTGATAGAAACAGGGCCTTGATAACTGAGTAGAGGAAGATTACTTCATCTTGCTGTCCTGCTATGATATGCAGGTGGTATGTGACCTCATACTGCGAGCCTATCCGTCTCAGGTTTGTCGCCTGTGCGTCATAGACCCTGCTAGGTTCACCCAAAGCTAACCGAGGATCACTTGGTGCACGAATGTCTACAACACTAGTACCATCTAATGATGACTCAAAGTCACCCTGTATGTCAAGTGAATCTGACCTAATACGCAAAATAGGGAATATCTGCCCAGCACCAGTGCCCTTCACAACGTACAAAAAAGCACAACCAACTGGGTTTTCTAGTAGTTCTTCTACCAAAGTCTCAGCAGACTCGGCTAGGTTGACACGAATACCAACACTGTTTAGCACTGCCAGAGGCCCTGCCAGTTTCATGGGAAGCCCAGATGAACCGGAGATTGAGGCTCCGTGGCCACCCAAAGTGTCGTGTGACAGGTCTACATCAGGTACAGGTGTGCCCACGCCCAGAGTATTCATACTATCCCCAATGAACGGTATGCTCTCTGTCTCGTTCTTCAACACCAGCACCAGAGAGGGAATCTTCAAATCCTGCCTGGGGTAGTTCACACTGAAGTCAATAGCAGTGTCTAGTACGAACGCTTTGACGTTCTGAAGCTGCTCTTGTGTCAAGTTCTTGAACAACGCGTCCAAAACGCGCGGGTCTTTGCGCAGTGTACGAAAACCGTTCACCACAACGCGCTGCAACAAGATCTCAGGTATCACTGACATGCTTACTTCCTGGTGGGCGGCTTACGACCATTCATCTGCACAATAGAGAATGTGTCTCCGCTACCCGGTCCGACCATCAAACCGTGCATGTAGGAGTTCTTTTGCCTCTCACGACCGACAGAGAACTTGGTGCCCGCATCACTGTTCCAAAAGTTTTCGTTACCCTCTACTGGAGGCAGATCCATGACCAGCTCTTCCTTCCAGTGGTCTTTCTCCAGGAAGTCCCCAAGCTTGCTCCAATTTATGCTGAAGTTCAGCGCGTCTGTGGGGTTCATTAGATTTCTACCTTGGTGTTGAACGCGCGCTGCGCTTCTTGCCTCTTGGCAGGTGTGTCGGCCTTGGATCCGGTCTGGTAAGCCACGTGCTTCTTGCGCAACAAAACGCGCGAGCCTAACCCACGGCCACGGTCGTATCGCTGTAGCGGCTGATTTGGGACAATCCACTCAGGGAAACCAAAGTACTTAATCGTATACAACTTACCTACCAAAGGTCTGTTGCCTATCCAACGCAACTTCCTGTCCTCGAACTCAAAGTCAGCGTCTTGTGTGTAAACACTGCCGTCTTCATCTTCGCACCAGATGTTACAATCAGCCATGTACCACAGTCGGTCCTCGTCTGTAGCCAGGTCTGTGTTGATGTGCGCATTCTCCTCTAAGTGTGCAGCACCCCGCATAACAACCTGCCCGTCGTTCAAGGGCAACGCGAACAGAAGTGTAATCTTGTCAAAGTCTGCAATGGTAGACTCTTCTAGGGACGGAGAAAAAACAGCATCTCCTGGGATCGCGTACCCGCCCTCTATCAAAGCCTTATCCTTGCCTGGATCCACACCAGTAACCAAGCCGAGCACGAGTCGCGCGTTCCTATAAATCCACCCGTCTCCCTGGCATTTTGAGCAGTTGAACCTTCGATAGGACGCAGGAGACCCTTCGCGTTCGATCATCGACGCGTACAGATCTCCGTTCCGGCACGTACAAGACACTGCCGTTTCCACGATGACTTCTTCGCCACGTGCTTCTATCAGCTCTTCTAGTTTGCCGAAATCCCAGTCTATATTACGAAAAGACATCAAACACACCTGTGCCGTACGAGAGGGCACGTTTGTCAAGCGTCATACAATGATCATTGTGGCGCCGCGGTATTTCGCTCTCAGCCGCTTACCTTCTTCTGCGATCCAGTCCTTGTACCCCTGTATAGTGGCGCTGAACACACCATACTGTGAGCTGGTGGTGTAGGAAACTGACTGTGAAATGCCGTCGCGGGACAAAGAAGTAGACCCAACACCTGGGCGAAGAGCCATACCTGCTACGATAAGAGCATTCATCGCAGCTTTCTTTGCAATCAGTTCTTGGACTTCCCAAGGAGCATCTCGCAAACCTACTATGGCGTTGTAGTGCCAAAAGTTGGGTAGTTCGGTAGCGCCGCGGATGGCGTTTACCCACAACAAGCCAACGAAATCAAATGCAATCTCTTGGTTGAAGGGCACTAGTTGTACCAGACCACCCTGCTCAGAGTGTTCAATCCACTCTAGGTCTATATCGATCACGCGGGTGTTTGCGATCGCCCCGTACAGCGAGTCTATGCGCAGCAGCTGAGGCCACGGCATCTGAATCTGTACCCAAGCTCCTTGAGACCTCGGTACAAAGTACGTCAGTGGGCTTGCTATAATGTCGTAGTCTGTATCCGTAAAGATCGGTGTAGGCGCGTTGATACCTGCAGCAAACTGAACAGTTGTTGGATCTCGCTCTGTCACCACGTTGGTGGGCTCAACTGGTGTGGCCAGAAAGTCTTTCTCCACCCAGTCAATCGCCTCACACAAGTAGCGTCTGAGCGTGTCGTCGTCCAATTTCTTAGTGTCTATAAGGATTTTTTCAGACCTGATTTCGGTGGGGAACAACGACAAGCTTCGAACCTTCACACAAATGTAGTCTCTACCAGTTCCGTTGTCTAGTTTAGCTGCGGGACCAGTAACCCCTGCAGGAAGAATGATAGTTCCTGGTGCTGTGACAGGTATTGATGCGCCGCCGCGCCAAGACAACAGGCGTATATACGTACTAGATCCACCACTGAACTGCGTGGGTCCAGACGCTGAGGCTACAGCCGTAGCTCCGGTACCGGAAGCGGAGGCAGAAAAACCAGCCACTGCTGTGATGGCTGCTGCTATGAGAGTTGCCGTGTTCGCAGCGCCATCTGGTGCACCTGATATGACAGCCAGGTTCACAGTAAGGACTGCAGAGACCAACGATACAGTAAGCCCAGATGTCCCAACAGGTACAACTACAGACACACCAAGAGCGTTTCCGCTCTCCCCGGCGTTTCCTTCGTCTGCGGTTATTGTCACGGTCCCGTCAACACCAGACCCTATAGACGCCGTAGCATTAGTGAGGACGTTCTCCGAGTAGTTGAACGTCAGCGTAGTGAATCCCATGGGGTGTGTCTTAGACACTTCCACAATAGTTACAGGTAGTGTCTGTGGCTGGAACTTAGGGCCTTTCTGCTCTGTTGCTTGTAGGTCCAGCCCATACAAGTAGTCGCTTTTGAGACGCGCTACCGTGATGATGGAGATATAGAAATCACCTGAATCCACTGTAACCGCGGGCGTAGTAAGGCTAGTTGCTCTTACGAAGTACTTCCCTTGTCGCACCAAGTGTATTAGATCTTGGTCCACCAAATCAGGTAGGAAGAAGGTGGTTGTCAGTTCCTGCGGGTCTACAGACGCTGTTATGGAAAGAGTGTTCGAAGCTACGACAGCGTCCCGCGAGCGTCTAGACTTGATCAACTCCACCAGTATCTCAGAGGCTACGTACGGAGACCCGCCACTGGCCACAACAGATACCGTTATGGTTTCTCTACCAGTTTCGTACCGACTGTACTCTGTGTCGCAAATGGTTACTTCAAGACTTGTGGGCGCTGCCATCTACATTGTTTCCTTTGCGTTGGTTATCCTTACTGCAAGTCTTCTGATTCACGCTATGTCAAAAAGGTTTGTGGAAACGGATGGTACGGTAAGTGTTCTACGAAACCCAGAGGCCGGGATGAACACATCCACCTGTGCACCAGAAACAAGAGATATTGAGAAAAAGCCATCAGCATCAGTACGCGCAGTAACTAGCCCAATACCCAGCACCATCCCCTCAGTAAGGGGGTGCAGTATTGTTGGTTGTGACAGGATTTTGGCGCTGACCGAGATGTTCTGCGCGGGAGATCCGTCAGCCTGGTACACGAACCCAAACAGGGATGTGCGTGGTGGCGGTTGCGACGCTACAGGGTTAGTAGGCGCAACCACAGCTATGAACGCGCTTACTAGTTGTGTCCTAATGGTAGGCCCAGTAACTCTAACGTCTAAGGAACCTGCTGTGCTAGTGTTTGCTGCGCTGAGATCTATCTCGTAGAAACCTAGGCTGAACTCACGAAGGTTGCCGTCTACACCACCAGTAAAGGCTGTAGGACCTTCTGCACCACTGATCGCGTCTGCGCCAGTGCCTGAGGCCACAGCGGAGATGTCCAACTCTGCTTCGATAGCAGCGGCGATCAAGGTAGCAGTGTTTGCTGCCCCGTTAGGTGTACCAGAGGTCACGTCTAGAGAAACAGTTATCACCTGGGCCGTAACATCAACGCTCAGCGCGGACGTACCCCCCGGTACGACAACTTCAATGGTGTACGCGTTCCCGCCTACACCTGGAGTGTCCACCGTCGTAGTCACAGTGCCGTTGGCGCCTGCACCTATGTCTGCGGTAGCCGAGACGGGGTCAATCAATGACTTGACAGAGAAGGAGGTAGCGCCCGCTTTCTTGATGTCCACCTGAATATCAGCTGCAACCAGACCCGTAGCAGGGCTACCGTCTGACGCGCGTTCCAAGAACACAGTCACACTTCCAGCAGTATCTTTCAGCAATATGGGGGTTGGCATCTGCTACTCCGTATGCAACAAAGCCTAGTATAGCACACCCACTTTCGAGGCGCTAGACCAGGCTTTGTTTGTCTGTGTGCTATGCTGCTCAGCAGCGAGCGGTTAGAAGTCTTCGGTGCCGTCCATAGCTACCGTTGCTACAGCGCCGCGACGTCGCGGGTGGAGAGGAGTAGGCTTTACACCCACCAACTCTAGTCCACTTGCTGCACCGCTTGCTAGTGTAGTCTCTGGGTCAGTATCTGCACCTGCGGCGATACCTTCTCCAATCGACTGAATTACAGCCTCTGCAGTATCACCAGCAACAATGTTAGCCCCTGCAGTCTCTAGTACCCGCAGGAGATTGTTGAGTGTGCGACGCATCTGGTCAATCTCTTCGCTGCTTGTGTCAGCGACTACCTTTCTTGCACGTGCCATCAGGATTCCTCACTCTTCATCGAAGACTTCTTCGAAGACTTCTTCTTTGCTGGAGCTTCATCAGCTTCAAGCGTTGTCATTGGTTCGAGCATTTGTACAGGTGCCGCAGGAGGCGCTGAGGGAGCTTCTACTACAACAGGCACTTCTCGGGCTGCTTGTAGTGCTGCTCTTGCCTTATCCAAGGCCATTTGAGCCTCCTTAGGGTCCTTTTTTGGTGCGTCCACAACAGCGGGTACTTCTTCTTTCACCAAGCTGAAACGGTTTGGTCGAAGCCTCATATGCTTCTGAACTACAGGTAGTTGTGCCGCGGGAAACTCTGCTACACCGTGTCGGTCAAAGTGTAGATGTATACCTTCTACGATGTGCACTCTATCTCGGAGCTGGTTGCTCTTCAGTTTCATCTTCATTGGTGCCTCCGCTATTTTGGGAGTAGGTAGTTGCATCGAAAGTTTGCGCACACCCATCTGCACCGCACCCTGGCTTTTAGCCTTGGGTCTCTGCCTCTCGTTCTCGCGGTTCTTATCGTCTAAGAAACTCAAGTCTAGACGACCGTCGACACTTTTGTCTAGGTCTTCCATTGATGGAGACGGCAGAGGGGACCTTATACAGGACCCACAGATGGTGACACCCTCCTGCAGCGAAACTGCACCAGGCATCTCTTTAGCACAAATTCCGCACTGCATGAGAGAGCACAAGGGGCTAGGTATTTACCCTAGCCCCTAGTGTGCTTAGCTGCGCGTCTCTAGCTGACCGATGTTGATCATTCGCATCCACTTCAGTGGGGCAAAGAGGATCGGGGTCCCGTAGAGCAGGATCATCCAGCGGTACGCAGGAGAGAGAACAGCTAGGTCCATCTTCATCATCGGCATGAGCTGACGGAAGGTGAGGACGCTAGGAGTAAGTTCTCCAAGGTACGCGGTGGACGTGAAGGGGAGCTGGAGGTTCAGATCGTCAAAGACGGTCGTGCCTGAAGCTGCCTGCGACAGAGAAGGAACCTGAGCCACAAGAGCGTAACTCGCAAGAGACGCCGGGACACCCGATGCGAGACTCGCAACTGAGCGGTAGATCCGGTAGTACTCTGGCGGGAAAGCGCCAATGGTTGCAGGGTTGGTGATGGTCAAATCGACCGAGTCACCAGCGTCCTTCTGTCCCTGTGTCATCGCACGGATGGAACCGAACGCTGTAGGTGCAGACTCGCCGAAGCGGTTGGCTGCGGTCACAACGTACGCGAAGTTGGACGTACCTGCCGGAGCACCCTTGTTGTGGTCACCAACAGTACCACCGGACAAAGCGTGTCCTGCGGAAGCTGGGGTAGCCGGAGCATTTGCCGAGGTGGCAGCTGCAGGAGGCGTTGGGGTGCGACGAATGAACAAGTCTGGGTTGAACTCAATCACACCAGCCTGAGTGGCGATGGTCTGAATGGCCTGTCCAACCTGTCCGTTCATAGGCGCAGGGAGCTGGATACGCTCACGTGGGTAGAACGTCTTCACAAGATCCGACATCGTGCGGGTGCCCAGATAGATATCCGTTGGGAAACCGTAGTTCTCGATGATGGTGTTAGCCGCTTCCTCGATGTCCGCTTCCTGGATGCTCTGACCTTCAAGGTCGATCACCGAAGTCGGGTCAATGAGAGCGTCCATGCCGTCCCACTGTTCTGCTTCTCCGTCGAACGACAGCGAACTGTCACCCTGGAAAAGGTTTCTCTCTACCTGTTCAAGCAGCCATAGGATGCCAGACTGGTTCTCTAGAGCGATCAGGTCGCCGTGTGCAGGGTGCACTAACGAAGCCTGGTGGGTAACCTCTCGGGTGGTGCCGAGGAACTTTACGAGCTGGACACGACGTGCGTACGACGTATCAGTAGCTTGTGGAAGCTCGCCTTCACCTACGAACGGACTCTGCGTGCTGCCGTAAGCTGAAAGCTGGTTGTATTCTTCTACAGTCGAGTAAGCAGGACTCTTTGGAATTTTCTTCCAAAACTTGATGTGAGAAGAAGTATACGTGAGTACCTTCAAGCTCGCTTCTAGCGACTCGACACGAAGTGCCGAACCACCAGTCTTACCTGCTCCCTGTTGGAAGCCTGCTTCAAGAGCCTTAGAAAGCTCCTGGATGTCCATCTCATTACCGGCGCCGAAGCCGCTGAGGCCGGTCTGGGAGGACTGGAATGCGCGAAGACCTACAGTCATTTCTTACTCCTTTACCTTAGCGTCCGGAACGGTGCGCAAGGATTGCATGTTGAAGATCGGGGCGAAGCTCATTTGTTGATTCGAACTTGACGACTTCCTGCGAGTGGAGTTTACCCTTCTGCACCATGTCGATCATCGTATCGAGAACCAAAGCCTTGCTCATTTCCTCGTTGTTGGTTTGTGGGGGGCCACCTGCTCCGAAGCTCTTCTCAATAGGCTGAACCTGAGTAGACCTTGGACCACGTGCTGGAGACGTCTCCAGACTTTCCACACGCTGTGCCTGGGCTACCAGGACCTCTGCGAGTGCTGCTACTGACTTGGCCAGCTCAGCTTGGAACATTGCGTTGCCTGAATCGATTTCCATCAGAGACTTGCTCAGTCGGGAAACGATACGAGCTTCTGAAGACGAAGCAGCGTCTGCCTGGACCTGCGCCCAACCAGCAAGAAACGGAGACATCTCAAGTCCCTTCTGGACCTGGTCATTAGAAGACGCGTGATCCGCAAGGCCCTTGGAGACCTTCTTGTCGGCTTCCTCGTCGTCCTCGTCCTGTGCCTTCTTCATGAACGGTGGCTTCTTCTTCTTGCCCTTCTTGTCGTCGTCCTCGTCGTCCTCGTCCTCGTCGTCCTCCCCAAAAGGCTTTCCAGCCTTAGAGATAACCGACTTCAGTACGTACGCTTCAGCTGCCGTCAAGGCTAGCCCTTTCTCGACCTTTTCCATGATTGACTTCATGAGACCACCAGAAACACCCTTGAGGTCCGTTCCGTCAGCTTCAATAGAGTCAGTCGCGCCGTTCTCCGGTACATCGCGCCCAGTAGAACCAGCCCAGCCACCTGGGTCAGAGTTCGAGGACGTGTGGAAGATCTGCGTGGAACCACCTTGCCCGGACATGCTTTCTACCGCTGTAGAAGCCGTTCCGCGGGACTGGTGACCCTTTGACAGATCCTGGAGCATTGCCAGCGCCTTGGAGATGGTCTCCTCGGTGTGCTTTCTATCAGTCATGTATTATCTCCTGGAATTACTAGATAAATGGCGTTTGCCACATTCTCTGCTGCAACCCTAGGAAGACCATGCTGAGTCTCCAAAAATGTTACAGCTTCAGTTATTGTGAGGGACTTCGCAACATGCGTGTCCTTCTCTTCACCATCCAAACTTTCAGTGCTCAGTACACTGTGTGCCCCATGAATGGGCACGTTTTGGGTGAGCATACTCTGTGATTTTTCAGTCGCGTCTTTCGAGAGGTCCCACTTTTGTGCGGAAAGTGACTTTGCAATCTCGGCCCAGGTGGTCGTGTTTACGGGAGCGGGTGTTACAGCAATGTCTTGAATCCAACACTCCGCTATTTTGGTACCCTGGCGTCTCTTCACTTTGCCCTGGATGCTGAAACCCAGGCGTCGGTCAGCTTGTGTCGTGTCTAGGGCGTGCATCAGCTCCCAGATTTCATCCGACACTTCGTGGTTCTCGAACAAGAAACCTTTCACCCACAAGCCGTTTTTGGTAATACGCGCTTCCGTAGGCTGACCTACTTTGTTCTTGAAGCCTTGTTTGTGGTCGTTGTTGAAGTACCCGTACTTTAGGAAGTATGAAAAGTCGATACCGTTTTGGTCAACTACCTCACCCTGCAAGTCCTTGTCATCTGTTGACGCAACACCCTGAATCCAACGCTTCGCCGCCTTCCCATCCTTTCCGGGCTTTCCACCCTTCTCTACGATGATTTGGGCAGGAACAAAGAACTGGAATGTATCTGCGTCAATCCAAGCCATGCGTCCTCAAAATGAAAAAGGGAGCACCGAACGCAATTGTGCGCTGGGTAGCTCCCTTTCTGGAGTTCATCAACTTGTGCACAGTGTAGAGTACTGCCTATCCTGTGTCAAGCTTTGTTTTACTTCTTCAAATAAAGTCTAGGACCAGTCGTCATTGGAAGAGATTTAGCCATGTCCTGATCGTACTTCAAAGGCACCTGCAGCTCGTCACCGCACCCTTTACAAACAGCAAACGTCTTGCCACCGCGTATGAGAATTACCTTGGCTCGGACCTTTACTTCGTTGCCTAAACCCTTCACAACAACTTCGTGGCAGTTTCCACAAGCAAGAAAGCTACTCACGCGAAATCACCAATCTGTACGTCCCATCTTCTAGACGCTCAACAGACTTTCTAAGGTCCTCAGAGTACTCAGCCGACACGTCATCAAAACCTGGTGTGGGCTCACCCTTAACTACCGCGGAGAAAGGAAACGAGCTGTCTGGTTCTGTGTCCAACAAAGTGCTATCTAAGTTCAGGTACCCTTTTCCAAAGTTGTACACTAGGCTAGCGTGAGAGTTGCCCCCCTTAGTTAGATCGATAGTTGTGTGAGGCCTATCCCAGGCTTCTACAGAGATGGGAAATCCGCTGCGGTCTAGGAAATCCACCGAAGCCTTCTTCACGACACCGTAGACTACCTCTCCTGTATAGGTATCCAGAGGGATGATAGACCCTGGGACAGGGAACATGGACTTCACAAAAGGGTAAACATTGTCGTCAAAGCAGTCAGCTGTATTGGCGTGGTGCTTTACCATATCTGGTACCAAGAACACTGCCTTGCTTGTGTCTTCCGGCTCTTCCAACGCACTATCCATGGCTTCTACCAAGGACGGGTTCATAGCTGCCATGAACGAGTTCCGCAGCAAGTCCCACTTGTATACATGCCCGTTGTGCTCTCCGTACACCAAACCTTCAGAAGGGACAGCCAGGTAGGTTCCGCTGCCTACAACAACACGGATACCTTCTGCAGATCTCTTCGCACGCTCCTGCGCCACAATGGCTGATGGGTGGGGCATCCCTAGGACGAAATCCCCTTCCGGCATGTCCTCCAACTCTGCAGCACGCCACAACTCTGGTCTAGAAGGATGCCCGCGTAGCTTGTGTAGTT